AACAATCCTGCGGAGATAGCTGTGTCTTCTAACCCTTACAACAGAGTTGGACAACAGCTCACGGGTCTTGATCAATCTAATGATATTCTTGGGACATTACAAAATATAGAACAAGGTATAGAAACTTTAGCTGGTAACTTTGGACAAAATTTTAATTTAAATCAATCATCTAATTATGGTGATTTTGATAACTTTGGTATAGGTGCTTTCTTCCCACCTTACGGAGGAATGTATGGCTAAAATAACAATCACACGACTACCAAATGCTACACCAGAATACAGTTCCAATCAGTTTGATCAAATGGTGCAGTTATTAGATCAAATTATTCTTTTACTTAACACAAACTTTCAACAAGATATAAAAGAAGAATCACAGTCGGAGGCTTTTTTCCTTGGCTAATGTATTTAAAAGCGCAATGGTGGATATTACCACAACGAATTTAACAACTATTATAACAGTTCCTACGGCTAATCCCGGTGCAACACCACCAGTCATGCCTACCACTGATGTAGTAAAATCTCTTTTGATTTGCAATGACTCTGGTTCAACAACTTTAGTTGATGTTGAAGTTGTCCGAGGTGCTGCAACCTTTGAAGTATTCAAAGCAAAGAGTGTTGCTACAAACACAACAACAGAATTATTGACTCAACCTTTAGTTCTGCAAGAAAGTGATATTCTTAAAGTTCAAGCCAATGCTGCCAATCAGGTGCACATTATAGCAAGTTTTATGGAGGTCACGAAAGGACAACTCTGATTAACTTACATTCTTTATTTATTACTCCCGTATTTTCACTACAATTAAAAGGCCACGAACATCTTATTGATAATATATATCAATTAAGAGAAAAAGATGAGATGGGTATGCCTCGTTCAAACATAGGTGGTTGGCATAGTCATGATGAAATATATAACATAAAAAAATTTAGACCTTTAGTTGGTGACATTCTTAAACACGCTAAAGATTGTTTTAATCACATGGATGTACAAGATCATTACGTTCCTGAAATGACTGGTATGTGGGGAATGATAAATCCACCTGGATCACGAAACAATGTGCATACACACCCATACAATTATTTATCTGGTGTATTTTATTTTAAAGCTCCTAAAAAAAGTGGAAATATTGTGTTTCTAGAGCCTAAACCACAGTCAGAGGTACTATCACCTCCAAAAACAGAAAAAGCCTCTATACACCTCGCTCACAGCGTACAATGGGAACCTGTTGAAAATTCCTTGATTTTTTTTCCTTCATGGTTACAACATGAAGTACAAACAAATAGTTCTAATGATGATAGAGTTATTATTAGTTTTAACATAAATTGGAGAAAAGACGATGCCGATAGTTGAACCTGCTGAATTACTAGGACATATAACAACAGAGGATGGAAGAAAAATTCCACACTATAAAGTAAAAACTGAAACTACTATTACACATGTAGATACAGGTGCTGAGTATAACTCAGAAGAAGAAGCTCAAGCCGACATTGATAATCCGGGAACTTCTACAACTGCTGAAAAAATTAGAAGAGACGTAAAAGTATTTGCTCCTTCTTTAGCAGATATGTTAGGTGAAACTCCTAAATAATTAAGCGCTACAAGCTTCACATTCTAAATCAGAATCTAAACCAGTTACCATAACTGTTGCATCGGAGTTATTTGGCTTACCTTGAATTGTATGTATATGAGGCACTTCTTTGTGTTCAGCTAACTGTTTTTCTAATCTTAAATTTTCTCTTTCTAATGCAATTATGCGTGAATGATTTTTGCTCACCTTATCAGCAAGGGTAGCTATAGCCTTCAATACTTCTTGATTTTCCATAATATCTCCTTGATTTGTAATTTTTGGGTGAGATCTAATTTAAACATGTGTATAGAATATATCAAGCAATCTTTTCATAATTGTTTTCTTGACAGTAAAATTATGTTATGAAAGAGACAGAAAAAGGAATGAAAGCACAAACAAACGTATTTGGAAGAATAGTTAAAAGATATGATATGCCTTTAAAGGCTATTGATGATTTAAATAATAAATACGAAAACCATAGAGAAAAACTAAAAACTATGGGTCCAAGATTAGCGGGTAGATTAGATTCTGAATTGGAGTTTACACATCTTATAGTAAAAACAAAAATAGCTAAACATATAGTAGATTGTATGAATGACTATATTGAAACATTAGAAAAAATAAATTTATTTAAAGGAACTAAAGAATTAGAAATTTTAAGTTGTTGGATAAACGATATGAAAGAAGGGGAATATAATCCTCCTCACACTCATCATGATAACACTGGTTGGTCTAGTGTAATGTTTTTAAAAGTTCCAGAATTTATTAATGATGTAAAAGATCCTCATAAATTTAGAGATGGCCAATTAGGTTTTACAGATGTTAATGGTACAAACATGGCATGGATGGAACCTGAAGTAGGTCATTTTTATATATTTGAAGCAAGACATCAACATTGTGTTATGCCTTTCAAAACAAAAATAAAAGGAGAGATTAGAAGATCTATGTCTTTTAATTTTATACAAAAACTTGTTTAGTAAAAAAATTACATTTTGTGCAAGTAACAAGGAAATGCTTGATATATGGCCACATCCTCAACCAGCATCAAAATTTATACCAGAGGAATATAAAAAATTAAAAAGATTTAAAGACAATAATTTACATTCGCCAACAGTAAAAACCTGTATGCCTTTTTTAGATTCTTTAACAGCAGGGTATATAATGCCATTTGATCAAGACTATTTAGTAGATCCTGTTGAAGATGATTTTAGTGTAACACCAGCTAATAGAGAACAGAATGATTTTGGTTATCATAACCAAACACAATTACCAGAAGAATGGAAGAAGACTACTGGAAATAACGCAGGAAAATTTCATAACAAATGGTTAATTAAAACACCTCCTGGATACAGTTGTTTGTTTATTAAACCAATGAATAGATTAGAATCTAGATTTGAAATAATAGCAGGCATAGTGGATACTGATACATATATAAATACAATTAACTTTCCTTTTATTTTGCATAAAAGAGACGAACAATTTGTAATTAAAAAAGGAGAACCTATGGTTCAAATAATACCATTTAAAAGAGAATCTTACAAAATGTGGTCTGGTTTTTATTTAGAAAAATTACACAGTAAAACTCTTAATTTTTTAAGTAGTAAATGGTCTGACAAATATAAAACAATGTTTTGGAGTAAAAAAAGTTACAAATGATTAAGATAGAAGATTATATTGTAAGATATGAAAATATATTAGATGAAAAAACATGTGATAGTATAGTACAAACTTATGATAAAAAAAATTGGAATAGGTCAACAGTATCTGACTCAGAAGTAAACGAATCAAGAAAATGTTTTGGTAGGCCTTTAGATAAAAAATTTCATGAAAAAATATTTAATGCTATTGGATCAATTTTAAATTCATATAAACAAACTCATCCTTTTTTTCACACAGGTTTAACATGTGAAGATACAGGATATGAACACTTAGTTTATCTCGGTAGTGAAAAAGGAGAATACAAGATGCATTCAGATCATTTTGATTTATACCCAAGAGTTTTAAGTATTTCATTTATTCTAAATGATACTTACGATGGAGGTGATTTTTGTTTTTTTGGAGATTCTTCTTTAACCATAAAAAAGAAAAAAGGATCAGCTGTTGTTTTTCCTAGTAATTTTTGTTTTCCTCATGCTGTTACTCCTGTCTCCAATGGTGATAGACACTCAATAATTACATGGATACATTAAAAAAAAATAAATACAAATATGTAAATAAAATGTTGTCAGCCGATATGGTTGAATTTTTAACTTCTTATAGTTTAAAAAACTTTACCAAAGGTGATGATCAAGTTCCTTTATCGTCTGCTAATCACTCAAGAAACTCTGATATTTATAATCATCTTATTCATTATTTACTTCCTATTATGGAAAAAGAAAGTAATTTAAAATTAAAACCAACATATTCTTATAATAGAATTTATCTTGGCGGAGCAGAACTTGTAAAACATAAAGATAGAAATGCATGTGAGATAAGTGCATCAATAACTTTAAAATATTTTTATCAAGACCCTAATTATAAATGGCCTTTATGCATGGGAAATAAACCTATAGTTATAAATTCAGGAGATGGTGTTATTTACAAAGGTTGCGAAATAGAACATTGGAGACCTGTTTTTAATCAACCAAAAGAATATTGGCATCATCAATTATTTATACATTATGTTGATGTAAATGGTCCTTATTCAGATATTAAAGAAGAGGTTTAGGAGTAATTTGAATCGTAGTCTATCCAGGTTTTATCTTCAGGAGACCCTGCATCTTTATGAGCTACTTTAGCAGCTTCTATTTGACCTTTTCTTGTTTCAGCCCAAGTTAATAAACCTGCAATAGTAGTAGATCCTACAGCGTCGCTAGTAGCACTTAAATTAGTATTTCCTGTCATCATTCCATTAGAAGCATCTTTGTTTTGAATTTCATTTTGTCCTGTTAAATTATTCCAGATAACTGCGTGAATAGTGTTTGGACACCAAGCATCAACCCAATTTTTACCTTTATCTGCCCACTCAATAAGATATGAATCATCAATTAAAATGTGACTTCCATTTCCTATTACTATTTGTGTTGCCATGTGTATCTCCTAATGTTTTATAATATAGTTAACCACCACAAAAGGTGAAAATGAATTTGTACCTGCCGCTGTGACTGTACCAGTTAAACTTGTTGTAATATTACCAGTCAATGTTCCTGATAAAGTATGAGAGTGATTATGTCCCGTTCCTGAACCTTGTGAGTCTGTAGGAGAAACACCAAATGATCTGTTACCACCAACTTGCACTGGAAAGCTACCTCCAGTAGGTGTTAAGTCTAAAGCGTTTCTGGAAGGACCATGAGAATGGGCAGCTACTTGAGCTAAAGTCAAACTTGTATTGTCAATACTTCCTGTGACAGTAACAGTTTGGTTTGTAGCATTTGTAGCAGCTTGGTTATTAGTAACAGCTACTGTAACGGTATTTGCACCGCCAGTGCCAGCCAAGTTGTACGTATTACCATCATAACCTTGTGGCATTTTACCTTGTAATTGAGGAACGTTAAAAGTTGTTGAACCATCACCAGATCCATAAGTAGTAGAAACAATAGCAAATAAATCTGCATATGTTGATCTTGATACAGCCGAACCATCACATAATAAGTAACCTGCTGGAGCTGTAGTTTTAGTCCAAGGCTTAATTGCGCCTACTTCACTTCTATTTACTATATCTTGTAAGTTAGCCATTAGTCGTTATATTTCAACCTCCATCCATTGTCACTGTTTACATATACCAGAGCAATGCCCGCACCGTTAGTGCTAATTGTTAAATCTGCAGCTGATCCTTGTATCTTCTGTGAGTTACGACCTACTGTTAAATTGTTTGTACCAAAAGTTCCTTCAGCGTCAATAATTTTTACTTGATTTCCAATTGAAGGAGAAGAAGGTAAAGTAATTGTGAATGCGCCACCAGATGTATCAGCGAAAAGATTATCTCCATCTGATGCTGTATAGTTACTGGTTTTAATCTGCCAAGCTTCACCTAAACCAGCAAGAGAAAAAATATCATACCAGTTAGTACCATCAGTAGCCACCATTCTGTACTTACCATTTGTAATGGTAACAGTGTTTCCTGAAGCACCTAATCTAGCAGAAATATCTGCACCACCAGAAATGTTATTGTAAATACCATAAGTTTTTTGTGTAGCTGGGAATTGTAAAGTGTGAGTTGTAGAAACTGTACCTGTTAAAATTAATTGATTTTGTCTAGCTTCATTGTTTGCTTGAGTTTGAGGACCATCGCCATTTGTTAGCGTTGTTGAAGTTCCTGTAGTAATTGCTTTAGAATAAACACCAGCAATAGCGAACTCAAAAACTTGAGAGAAATTGTTATTCGTAATAGTACCCCAGGTACCCGAATTCTCTCCTGATGTTTGTAGCTCTATTCGTAAGCCAGTTGAATAAGTTGAACTCATTTAATCTCCTAATAAAGTTTTAATAATTATTTTAAAGTTTGTCAAAACTTTTATGCGGCTTTATGGACTTCTGTCCAACTTATATCCGAGTTAGAATCATCTACTTCAGACCAGAAAGTTCCTTGTAGATTACCTGTACTACTTGTAGCAGAAACTCCAGTCGGTGTAAAGCTAACATCTGTACGAATATTTAATACTCCAAAAGATATTGTAGCTGATACACTAGGTGCTTCATAGCTAGTTTCTTGCGTTTCATCTCCTAAAGAAGAGGTCATATTAACACCAGTAACAAATACTGATGTTCCAACAGTGCCAACAGCAGATGTCATTGCATTACCAGAAGGGAATACAACAAATTCTGGATCAGCTTCTGGTGTACCTAAAGAAATATCAAGTTGAGGTTCACTTGCAGCGACAACAGTTACTTGTGAGTCACCTGATATTGAGAAAGTTCCTATTGATGAAGTTGTTGAAACTCCAGTTACAGATATATTTTGATCAGTGGCAACTGTTTCTGTCCCTAAAGAGGTAGTAAGTGCTTGACCTGTAAGAGCAAATGAACCACCTACCGCATTCCATTGTTGATCACCCCATCCAATAGAGTTTCCTGTGTTTACATCTGTATCACGATTCCAACCAGTTGTTGATGTTACTGATTGTGATTCATCTCCAACAGAAGAAGTAAGAGAATTACCAGTTACAGATATGTTCTGATCTGTTGATACTGTCTCAGTTCCGATACTAAATGTAAGAGAATTTCCCGAAGGATTTACTTCAGCAATACCAACAGCAGTAATAGTTCCAGCAGTTGATGTTAAACCAACACCAGTTACAGATATGTTCTGATCAGTCGCAACTGTCTCAGTTCCCAGAGATGACGTGAGGCCATTACCTGTAACAGAAACAGGTGCCTGTTGGTTCCACGCACCACTGTTCCAAGTTTCTCGG